TTGGCTGGAAGGCTAAGAATCCTGTGATGTGGGGGAATAAGAGGGCTGAGATGTGGGGTGCGATGCGGGATTGGTTAAAGACTGCGTCGATGCCACAGGATCGGGCCATGAAGTCGGATTTATTGGGGCCGATGAAGAAGCCGGACTCGTCTGGGACGATTTTCCTTGAGGGTAAAAAGGAGATGAGGGCTAGGGGTTTGGCTAGTCCTGATGCGGCGGATGCGTTGGCGGTTACTTTTGCTTATCCGGTGGCGAGTCGGGAGTACAATCCGAAAAACGAGCGTCGGGTGGTAATGCAGGGTGGTGCTGGCGCGTCTAGTTCTTGGATGGGGAGCTGAAATGCCGTTGGTCAAATCTAAGTCTCCAGAGGCTTTTCGCAAGAATGTCAAAGCTGAGGTGGCGGCGGGTAAGCCTGTGAAGCAGGCGGTTGCGATTGCGTACTCTGTGAAGCGTGAAGCTGCTGATGCCAAGAAGGGCAAGAAATGAGTAAGAAGGATCAGGATATCCTTTCAACGGCGCGTTCTCGCTTGAACATGGCTATTGCGGCGTATTCGGAGAGCCGCGAGGACGAGATTGACGATCTCAAATTCTTTGCTGGTTCGCCTGATAACCATTGGCAGTGGCCTGCGGATGTATTGGCGACTCGTGGGGCGGTGCAGGGGCAGACGATCAATGCGCGGCCCTGTTTGACCATCAATAAGCTGCCGCAGCATGTGCGTCAGGTGACAAATGACCAGCGTCAGAATCGGCCTGCGATCAAGGTTATTCCGGTTGATGACAAGGCGGATGTCGAGGTTGCGGACATTTTTGACGGGCTGATGCGCCATATTGAATACATCTCGGATGCGGATGTAGCGTATGACACGGCGTGCGAGAACCAGGTTGCGTATGGTGAGGGGTACATTCGGATCCTGACCGAGTACTGCGACGATAACTCGTTTGATCAGGACATCAAGATTGGCCGGGTGCGCAACAGTTTTAGCGTGTACATGGATCCGACGATCCAGGACCCATGCGGTTCGGATGCAAAGTGGTGTTTCATTACTGAAGACATTTTGAAGGCTGATTACGAGCGGATGTTCCCGGACGCCAATCCGGTTTCGACGTTGCAGACGTTGGGAGTGGGTGATCAGTCGTTGTCTCAGTGGATCAATGAAGACACGATCAGGATTGCGGAGTATTTTTACATTGATTACGACCGCAAGACGCTGAACTTGTATCCTGGCAATGTATCTGTGTTTGAGGGTACGCCTGAAGACAAGCAGATGAAGTTGATGGGCATGAAGCCTGTGCGCACTCGTCAGGCGGATGTGCAAAAGGTCAAATGGTGCAAGATCAACGGCTATGAGATTCTTGAAGAGCGGGACTGGGTTGGCAAATATATCCCGGTGGTTCGGGTGGTTGGCAACGAGTTTGAGGTTGATGGCCGAATCTATGTGTCTGGCCTTGTGCGCAACGCCAAGGACGCCCAGCGCATGTATAACTATTGGGTCAGCCAAGAGGCGGAGATGCTGGCCTTGGCGCCAAAAGCCCCGTTCATTGGCTATGGTGGGCAGTTTGAGGGTTACGAGCATCAATGGAAGACGGCAAACACGCAAAACTGGCCGTATCTTGAGGTCAATCCTGACGTTACGGACGGGCAGGGTGCCGTCTTGCCACTACCTCAACGTGCCTTGCCTCCAATGGCCCAGACAGGCCTTATTCAAGCCAAAATGGGGGCTTCGGACGACATCAAGAGCACGACGGGTCAGTATGATTCAAGCCTTGGTGCGACCAGTAATGAGCGATCGGGCAAGGCGATTCTTGCGCGTGAGAAGCAGGGCGACACGGGTACCTATCATTACGTAGACAACCTGGCCCGTGCTGTAAGGCACATTGGTCGGCAGATCATTGATGCTGCGCCAAAGATTTATGACACGCAGCGGATTGCGCGAATCATTGGCTTGGATGGCGAAACCAAGATGGCGAAGGTTGATCCGACGCAGCAAGAGCCTGTGAAGAAGATCGTTGATCAGGCAGGGATTGTGATTGATAAGATCTACAACCTGAGCGTTGGCAAATACGATGTTTGCGTGACGACTGGCCCGAACTACATGACCAAGCGCCAAGAGTCTTTGGATGCGATGAGTCAGTTGTTGCAAGGTAATCCGCAATTGTGGGCGGTTGCTGGTGATTTGTTTGTGAAAAACATGGACTGGCCTGGCGCACAGGAGATGGCAAAGCGGTTTGCCAAAACGATTGATCCGAAGCTGTTATCTAACGATGACAAGACGCCAGAGCTGCAAGCGGCCGAGCAGCAGATCCAAGCGATGGGTCAGGAGATGGAGCAAATGCACCAGATGCTGAAGAATGTTCAGCAGTCGATGGAAGCTCGTGACATTGCAATCAAGGAGTTTGATTCGCAGGTAAAGGCGTATCAAGCCGAAACGCAGCGTATCAGTGCTGTGCAGGCTGGAATGTCTCCTGAGCAAATTCAGGATATTGTGATGGGTACGATTGCGGCGGCATTGGATACTGGCGACTTGGTTGGAGGGATGCCTCAAATGGGCTCTGCGCCTCGTGGCGAGATGGAAGAACAAGGAGAAATGCAACAATGAAGGCGTCAGACTTTGTGGGGATGTTGTTCTTAGCCCGTGACGTAGCCCATTCGGTTCATTTAAACACCCGCAGCTTTGCCAAACATTCGGCATTGCAGGGGTTCTATGAGGGGATTGTGGATCTAGCCGATAGCTTTGCCGAGGCGTATCAAGGAAAACATGGCCTGATGGGGCCTGTTGCGTTGATGTCTGCGAAGAAAACGACCAACATTGTTGAGTTTCTTCAAGACCAGATGGAAGAAATTGAAGAAGAACGCTACAAAATTGTGGATAAGGACTGCACTCCGTTGCACAATATCATTGACGAGATTCTTGCGCTGTATCTGTCAACTCTCTATAAATTACGCTTTTTGGCGTGAGGTAAAAAATGGAACTTCTGCGACCTTGCATGGATGCGTCGTTTGGCGCCAAAAGCGTAGCGTATACGGGCACTGCTGGCACGACGACCACTTGGCCTGCTGGCCCTCAAGGGGTTTTGGTTTGGTGCACCACAGACGCTTATATTCGCGTTGGTGAAGGTGTGACGGCAACGACTGCTGACACTCCGATCCCTGCGGGGACTCCGATTCCTTTTAACGTGCCGAATCCCTCCAGCGGGGTTAGCGGTACTGGTGCGCCGTGGGTTGTGAGCGCAGTTCAGGTGTCGGCTGGTGGCACCTTGTACGCCAAACCGATCAATATCCGATGAGCTGGGGCGTCGCTCTCAGAAACGCCGTTGGGCTGGGGCTTGGCGGTATTCCGTCTGTTCTGAATGCGCCACCTTACGCATCGTTGAATCTAAATTTTTTAACCGGGGCCCTTGACTCGCGTATTACGTTTACGAGGGCAAGCAGCGCGACGTATTTTAACAGCGCTGGCGTTCTGAGCACTGCGGCGAACAACGAAGCCCGGTTCGACTACGACCCCGCAACGCTGGCTGCTCGTGGGCTGCTGATTGAGGAGCAGCGTACAAATCTTTGCCTGTATTCAGAAGATTTGAATCAAGCAGCTTGGGCTAAAGGGGTTGGCGTTACTACCACGTATAACACAGTAGTTGCGCCGGACGGAAACACGACTGCAGACACGCTAACATTGAGCGGAACAGATAACGGTGTTTACGAAAGCATAACCGTTACTGCATCTACTGCATACACATGGTCTTGGTGGGTTCGGCTTGGTACATTAGCGGCAGCAGATTTTAAATTTGCCATCTACAACAACACGGCTGCGGCTTTTATTGTTTCGGACGTTGTACCAACCCAAACCCCGAATTCTACTGGCTGGACAAGAGTTTCGTATTCGTTCACAACGCCGGTTGGTTGCACGTCAATCCGGGTTTATGTATTTAGAAACTTTTCGGTTACGGCTGGGACAGTTAATGTCTGGGGCATGCAGCTAGAGGCAGGCGCCTTCGCCACAAGCTACATCCCAACCACGACCACTGCGCTGACTCGTGCGGCTGATGTTGCGTCTATGACGGGGGCGAACTTCTCGGACTGGTATAACCAGACGGAGGGGACTACTTACGTTGAGGCTTCAACACTGCCAAGCGTAACTGCCGCTGCGCTTACTCACGCAATCAGCGACGGCACGTTTAACCAAAGTATTTACGGAAATTTCAACGCAGGCAATCTTTACATTGGTGCAAACGTTTTAAATAGCGGAGTGAATCAGGCCTCTGGAATCGGCTCATTCAGCATAACGGCATCTACAAACACTACAAAAGATGCTTTTGCGTACAAACAAAACAATTTTGGGGAGTCTTGCAACGGCGCGACGCCAAAGACCGATTCGACGGGAACTGTCCCTACAGTGGATCGCCTGTACATTGGCACTAACTGGGCTGGAGCCGGCAACTTCCTCAACGGCCACATCCGCTCCTTCTCCTACTACCCCAAAAGGCTTTCCAATACAGCGCTTCCGGCTTTGACAAGGTTGACTTTGTGGACGCCTTCGCAAATCTCCACCGCACTCTGGCTTGACGCTGCTGACGCAAGCACGATTGTGCTCAACGGCGCAAACGTCAATCAGTGGCGTGATAAGTCTGGCAATTCAAGGCATTTTGT